CTTCTCTTGCGTGGCGGAAGGCAAACCTTGATAAGGTCAACGAATACGCTGTCGAGCGCAGGGCCGCCAAGATCAAACGTACCGTAGCTTGGGCTAACCGCGAAAAGATTGTTGAGTTTTACGTGGAAGCTAAACGACTACAGGAAGAAACAGGAATAGTCATGCATGTCGATCATATTATACCACTTAGAGGTAAACTGGTGAGCGGTCTTCATGTTGAAACAAATTTACAGATACTTCCGTGGCATGACAATCTTAGTAAGTCCAACAACTTTAAACCATAAAGGCAAAAGAAAATGAGTAACTTTGTATTTGATATTGAGGCTAATGGCCTTGAACCCGACAAGGTCTTTTGCATCGTGGCCTTAGATGTAGACACCAAGAAGGTTCACATGTTTGATAACACTCAGCTAGATGCAGGCTATGATCTTTTAAAGTCTGCTACCAAGTTGATCGGTCACAACATCTTGGGCTATGATCTCCCTGTAATTAAAAGGATTGGAGGACTAGACTTATTCGACAAGAAGATCGTTGATACCTTGGTACTATCAAGGCTCTTTAAACCAACCCGCGAAGGTAACCACGGCTTAGAAGGTTGGGGATATCGCTTGGGTTTTGTTAAAGGTGACTACGGGGAAGCTGAAGATGCTTGGGAACACTACACCCCTGAGATGCTAGAGTACTGTAAGAACGATGTGTTGCTTAACTACAAGGTCTATGTCGCTCTTCGTCAGGAGAGCAAGGGCTTCACGCCTCAGTCAGTACAGATAGAACATGCAGTCGCTAAGATCGTTGATGAGCAACGAACTACGGGGTTCTTGTTAGACGTTAAGAAAGTTATGGGCTTGATGGCTATGTTTGAAACTAAGCTATATGATCTGGAGGCAGAGGTTCAAGAAGAGTTCCGGCCTGTTGTGACTACTCAGATACTGTCGCCAAAGTTTACAGCCACAGGTGCAGTAGCTAAGACAGCAACAGATCAACACGGCAAGGGTACTAGGCTGACTGATGAGGAGCATAAGCGCATAGTACTAGACATAAACTCTAGAGCCATTGCTCGTAAAACTGAAACGCCTTTTAACTTAGGATCACGCAAGCAGATTGGCGAGTACCTAATTCGTTTTGGTTGGAAGCCTCAGAAGTTTACGCCTACTGGACAACCAATCGTTGATGAGGCAGCTTTAAATAAAGTTAAGAACATTCCACAAGCTGCATTGATTGCTAAGTATCTGATGGTGCAGAAGCGTTTGGCTCAGACTAAGAGTTGGATTAAGGAACTTAACGATGACACTGGCAGAGTCCACGGCTATGTTAATCCTAATGGTGCAGTGACATCTCGCATGACGCACTCTCATCCTAACATGGCTCAAATTCCAAGCAGTACCTCGCCATACGGTGAGGAGTGCAGGTCTTGTTGGACAGTACCGAAAGGCTACAAGCTAGTAGGCATTGATGCTTCTGGCTTAGAACTGCGGATGCTTGCACACTATTTAAATGACGAGGGGTACACAAATGAAATCCTTAACGGAGATATACACACCACAAATCAAAAGCTTGCGGGACTTGAGTCAAGAAATCAGGCTAAAACTTTCATCTATGCATTACTGTATGGAGCCGGAGATGTTAAGCTTGGGTCTGTGGCTAACAGAGGCAGAGAAGGTGGTAAAGGACTTAGACAACGCTTTTTTGATAACCTCCCATCATTTAAGACTCTTACAAGCAGAGTTCAAAGAGAAGCAAAAAGCGGATTCATTAAAGCACTAGACGGTAGACGCTTGACTGTTCGCTCAGAACATGCCGCCCTGAATACTTTGTTGCAAGGAGCCGGAGCAATCGTGATGAAGCAAGCACTTATATTTCTACAAGAGATGATCACAAAGAATGGACTAGACGCTAAGTTTGTAGCCAACGTCCACGATGAGTGGCAGATAGAAGTCAGAGAAGACCATGCCGATGCTGTCGGTAAGCTAGGTGTCAAAGCAATTGTTGAAGCAGGTCTAACCCTTAAACTTAATTGTCCTTTAGACGGAGATTATAATGTCGGAAACAACTGGAGTGAGACTCATTAAGACTGAAACAAAAATTAATCCACGCACAGGGAAGCCCTACTACTACAAAGATAATCCTAAAGCGGTGAAGGCTAGAGATGCCAAGCGCATGTATGTTAATGGCAAAGAAATTTCAAAGTATGATCCTGTACATACTGCGGGTAGATACAAAACTTTAGAGGGTGCTGCATTCGCATCTTTAAATAACTACTCTAGTGTTGAAGAAGGCTATGTGTATGCTGTGTCTAATCCTGCATGGGAAGGTTGGTTCAAGGTTGGCATGGCTCTAGATGCATACGATAGGTGTGCAGGGTATCAGACCTCTTCCCCTTTTAGAGATTATAAGGTAGAATACTGTAAGTATTTTACAGATAGAAGAAAAGCTGAACAGAACATACACACTAAATTAGCTGAACAAAAAATAGAAAGTCGAGGCGAGTGGTTTCGAGGATCGCTCACTAATATAAAATCTGTTATCCAACAACATTAATATGCGCTAAAAACTGTAGAATTATTACACTTTATAGCGCATAGAACTGCAAACCACGAACAGGAAAATCACGATGGAATTAAATACACTAGTACCCGACATCTACAAACACTTAGAATCTTTATCAGATGGCATACCTCTGCCTCTAACTGAAGCTGAGATAGATAAGACAGTAGCTGACATGAAGGTAGCTTTAATGTCTTGGGCAACACCCAGAGAACGTAACAGAGACTTCACTCTGCGTATGTCTAACATTGGGAAGCCATCTCGCCAGTTGTGGTACGAGAAGCGTGACGAGAAGGGCCGTGGCGGTATTGATGGCGCAACACAAATCAAGTTTCTGTACGGTCACTTGCTTGAAGAGATCGTGTTGATGCTTGTACGAATGGCCGGACACAAAGTAACAGACGAACAGAAAGAAGTTACAGTTGACGGGATCGTTGGACACATGGACTGCAAGATCAATGGCGAGGTTGTCGATGTTAAGACTGCTTCGCGCTTTGCATTCAACAAGTTCAGGGAAGGTCGCTTGGCACAAGACGATCCGTTTGGTTACATGGGTCAGCTTGCAGGGTATGAAGAAGCAGAAGGCACAGATAAGGGTGGCTTCTTGGTGTTGAACAAAGAGAGCGGTGAGTTGTGCATGTACGTGCCTGACGATCTAGATAAGCCAAACATTAAGTCAACAATCAGCAAGCTTATTCCTTCTCTTAAACTAGACACGCCTCCTGCTCTTTGCTATGATCTAGTAGCAGACGGCAAGAAAGGAAACATAAAGTTGCCGAAGGGTTGTAGTTGGTGTAAGTATAAGTATCAGTGCCATCAAGATGCTAATGATGGTGATGGGTTAAGAACCTTTAGATACTCTAATGGATTAACATACTTGACAACAGTTGTGGTCGAGCCAAAAGTAGAGGAACTACTATGAACAGGAAGAAGTCTAAACGCATTAAGTCTCAGTCAGCCGCTATCATTGTTGAGTGGTTTGGTTCTCTGTTAGACAAAGAGGAGAGCAGTAAGATCAATGTAAAAAACTACATGTCTTTCATGCCTGAACAGACACACTACATGGCGGGACGCACAATGTTTTTAAACGCCTATCATCCTAAGTGGATCGCCAAGACAATCAAACAACTCTTGCGTGACTCTCCAAAGCTCTCTATCGAAACAATTACTTTGGAGGATATACAATGGAAGAGGAGATAATTACTATTGAGGATATGATTATTAATGTAGGTAGCTTTCTTCACAGTACCTCTGGTTCTGTTACTGATATAGATGGACAGTTTCTTAAAGACTTTCGGCTCCTCATAGACGCAGAGTTAGAAAGGCGGGAGGCACAGATCCATTGACTTACGTTAAAAAGGGACACCGTAAACCTAGAGCAGTGCGGCCTAAGACTCCTAATCTTGTTGAGGGCTACGATTCTAACTGGGAGTACGAGTTACATACAGGCATCCTAGATAATTGGAGCTTCCATACTGACAAGGTTTCGTATACCATTGATCATAATTATCACCCAGACTTCTTGCGCGAGATTGACGGCAAGAAGATTTTACTTGAAGCCAAGGGACGGTTTTGGGATTACGCGGAGTACAACAAGTACATCTGGATAAGCAAGGTATTACCTGAAGACACGGAGCTAGTCTTTCTGTTTGCTAATCCAAGCGCACCAATGCCTCAAGCCACAAGGCGCAAGGACGGAACTAAAAGAAGCCACGGTGAGTGGGCAAGTAAGAATAACTTTAGGTGGTTTAGCGAGGACAGTATCCCAGACAGTTGGATCAATGTGAAAAACAAAGAGACTTTCGACTGATGGACGAATCCAACCGCAAAGATGAGAGGCGCGATAGTTTTCTCAGGAAGAAGAAGTTTAAAAAGATACAAGGTTCTTCCAAGTTAAAAGAAACTAGACGCAAAGAAAACAAAAACTTAACTAACGAGATGCCTTATGAACAAGAAACTAAATGATGTGGCTCCTAGCGAGTGGGACAGAGCAGCACGTAGCAACATCTCTCACGACATGGAGACAGAGAAAGGAAGACAAGCAGCGTGGGAACAGTTTGCTGAAGTAGGCTTAGAAGCTTGGGCAACACCTGCGGAGGAAGAGGCAGCAGAGATCAGCTTAGATGGTTGCACTACGGAGCTTGATTGGGATGACGATAAGACATATTCAGAAGTCTATAAAAAGCTAGTAGCTCAAGAGCAGGAAGAAAAAGAAGATTTAATTAACAGACCTTCGCACTACAACACAGGCAACATAGAATGTATAATGGCAATAGAAGAGTCTATGTCTTCTGAGTCTTACAGAGGTTATCTAAAAGGCAATGTCCTAAAGTACCTGTGGCGTTATCAGTACAAGGGCAACCCCAAGCAGGATATAGACAAGGCTATGTGGTATTTAAATCAGCTATCTAATGAAGTAGAATTAGACAGCATTAACTTAGAGGAAGAATAATGGATCAGTACCAACAGTTTATACACAAGAGCCGCTATGCGCGTTGGATACCAGAGCATGGTCGCAGAGAGTCGTGGCACGAAACAGTCAACAGGTATGTGGACTTCTGGAAAGATCGTGAACAGATAGATGAGAAGGTAGCCTTAGAGTTATTTAATTCTATACACAATTTAGAAGTCATGCCGTCTATGCGTTGCATGATGACAGCAGGTAAGGCACTAGACAAAGACAATGTAGCAGGTTTTAACTGTAGTTACTTGCACATTGATTCGCCTCGTAGCTTTGATGAGTTGATGTATGTACTCATGTGTGGCACAGGCGTTGGCTTTAGCGTAGAGCGCAACTTCATTAACAAACTACCAGAGATCCCTGAAACATTCCATGAGACTGATAGCGTAATCATGGTAAGCGACAGCAAGATTGGTTGGGCATCAGCATTCCGCGAGTTAATTGCTATGCTGTATGCAGGTAAGATCCCTAAGTGGGATGTTAGTCGAGTGCGTGGTGCAGGTGAGAGACTCAAGACCTTTGGTGGTCGTGCTTCAGGCCCAGAGCCTTTGGTTGATCTGTTTAACTTTTGTATTGAGGTTTTTCTAAAAGCATATGGGCGCAAGCTAACATCTATTGATTGCCATGACATCGTTTGTAAGATTGCAGACATCGTGGTTGTTGGTGGCGTTAGACGTTCAGCACTCATAAGCTTATCTAATCTTTCTGATCAGCGCATGGCTAAAGCTAAGTCAGGTGACTGGTGGAGGAACGAAGGACACAGAGCGTTGGCTAACAACAGCGTAGCATATACTGAGAAGCCAGACTTTCAGGCGTTCTTAGCAGAGATGCAGAACATGTATGAGTCTAAAGCAGGTGAGCGTGGTATCTTTAGTAGAGTTGCAGCGCAGAAGATTGCAGGACGTAACGGTAGGCGTGATGCTGATCAGGACTTCGGAACTAATCCTTGCAGTGAAATCGTGTTACGTTCTAACCAGTTTTGCAACCTCTCCGAAGTTGTTATCCGCGAAGACGATACTCTCTCTTCCTTGAAGAAGAAGGTTGAGACTGCTGCAATTATTGGCACACTCCAAGCAACACTCACTGACTTCCGATACTTGCGTAGCGTTTGGAAGAAGAACACTGAAGAAGAAGCATTGCTTGGCTTGAGCATGACAGGGATTATGGATCATCCGATCCTTGGGTATTCTTCTGACAAAACAAAAGAATGGCTAGAGGAGTTAAAAGAAGTTGCTATTAAAACGAATAAGATATGGGCTGAGAAGCTTGGGATTAGCCAGTCTGTCGCTATTACATGTGTCAAGCCTAGCGGTACTGTTTCTCAACTTGTCGATTCTGCTAGTGGTATTCATCCTCGCTTTTCTAAGCAATACATTCGCAGAGTCCGTTCAGACAAGAAAGACCCGCTTGCAGTCTTCATGGAAAATAAAGGATTTCCTGTAGAGCAGGACGTTATGTCTCCCGCCTCTTCAGTCTTTAGTTTCCCTGTCAAGGCCCCTGATCGTTCTGTTACTGTTGCACAAGTAGGTGCAATGCAACAGCTAGAGCTTTGGAAAACCTACCAGAATCATTGGTGTGAACATAAACCAAGCATAACAGTTTATTACACAGACGATGAGTTCCTCCAAGTAGCGCAGTGGATATGGGATAACTTTGAGATCTGCTCCGGTATTAGTTTGTTGCCAGTCAGTGACCATATTTATCAGCAAGCTCCGTATGAGGACATTAGTGTCGAGAAGTATGATGAGTTGTTAGCTGCCATGCCTCAAGGCGTTAGTTGGGAAGACTTAGAAAACTTTGAAATGGAAGACAACACTACAGGATCACAAGAGTTAGCGTGTACTGGTGGCGCATGTGAGATCGTCTAGCCGCGAAGCTAACATTATTGGCTTCAAGGTCTTGGTTAACTGTGACGGGGTAATCATTACAGAAATGAGTGGCATCTCTGAAAGTGATCTTAGTAAAGTGTTTAAAGGTGTTGAACTGTCCACTCTAAGAAGCATTGTGCGGCTTGCTAATCAGAAGCTAGAGGGCATACATGAGTTCCTAGAAGCAGAGCTTAGTGCCTTGAACCATCAGTCACCATGAAACAGTTAATCTTTTCACTGATAGTACAGGTAAGTGGCGAAGTAGACCCCACAGCAACAAGCTACTGGGAAAGCTTAGAAAGGTGTAGGTGGTTTGCTGAGAAGCTAACTATCCAAGGTACGCGAAGAACGCATCATACACCTGTCGTGGCCTACTGTGTTCCCAAGTACGTTAACCCTAAGACCGCACTCATCCATACTTGATTTACTTTTTAGACTTAGCTCCTGAACATTTCCAACGCTTGCGCGATAAGTTGTTGGGAGTGTTCGGATCATTTTGTTTCTTCTTAGACA